CTTCAAGCACTGTGGGGACAGCTAGATCTACCATCCCCTACCCGAGCACAGTACGCCATTGCTGATTACCTACAACACGGTCCTAAACGACTACAGATCCAAGCCTTCCGAGGAGTCGGTAAAAGTTGGATTACTGGAGCGTTCGTTCTGTGGACTCTCTTTAATAATGCAGAGAAGAAGATCATGATTATCTCAGCTTCTAAGGAGCGAGCTGATAACATGTCTATCTTCCTTCAGAAGCTTATTATTGAGACACCGTGGTTAGCTCACCTCCGTCCTAAGGATGATAATGCACGGTGGAGTCGTATTAGCTTTGATGTTAACTGTACCCCTCACCAAGCACCGTCTGTAAAGTCCGTTGGTATTACCGGTCAGCTTACGGGTTCTCGTGCAGACCTCATGATCTTAGACGATATCGAGGTGCCTGGTAATAGTATGACTGAGATGATGCGAGAGAAGCTCCTTCAACTTTGTACTGAAGCGGAGTCCATCTTAACACCTAAGAAGGACAGTCGTATCATGTACCTTGGTACACCACAGACTACCTTTACCATCTACCGTAAGCTTGCTGAGCGTAACTATCGTCCCTTTATCTGGCCATCACGCTACCCACGTAAAGACAAACTCTCTCAATACGAGAACCTTCTAGCCCCACAGATTGTAGAAGATATCGACATGGGTGCTGAGGAGTGGACACCAACAGATCCTGATCGCTTCACCTCTGATGATCTCCTAGAACGTGAGGCTGCTATGGGTCGTAGTAACTTTATGCTTCAGTTCCAACTTGATACTACCCTTAGTGACGCTGAGAAGTTCCCACTTAAATTTAGTGATCTTGTTATAACTTCTGTTAACCCCACCCAAGCACCTGATGCTGTGGTGTGGTGTAGTGACCCCAGGAACGTCCTTAAGGACCTACCAACCGTTGGACTACCCGGTGATTACTTCTACTCCCCCATGGCCCTTCAAGGGGAGTGGGGACCATACACCGAAACCATTTGCTCCGTAGATCCCAGTGGTAGGGGTACCGACGAGACAGCAGCTACTTACATCTCCCAACGTAACGGATTCCTTTATGTACATGAGGTAAGAGCTTACCGTGACGGTTACTCCGACACAACACTACTTGATATATTAAGGGGTTGTAAGAAGTACGGTGTTACTAAACTCCTAATTGAGACCAACTTTGGAGATGGTATGGTTTGTGAGTTATTTAAAAAACACCTACAACAAACTAAACAAGCTATTGACGTAGAAGAGGTAAGGGCTAATGTCAGAAAAGAAGACCGCATTATTGATACCCTTGAGCCTGTTCTTAATCAACATAAGCTTATTGTTGATCGCTCTGTGGTGGAATGGGACTACAGCTCGAATAAGGAAGCCCCACCCGAAGACCGACTCCTATATATGCTATTCTATCAGATGTCAAGGATGTGTCGGGAGAAAGGTGCAGTAAAACATGATGACCGTCTTGATAGTCTAGCACAAGGTGTTAAGTACTTTACAGATGCTATGTCAATTAGTGCGTACGAAACTGTAAAGATGCGTAGACAAGAGGAGTGGAATGATACCCTTGAGATGTTTATGGACGACCCACAGACTGCCACAAATCACTTGGTAATGGGGTTTAGTTTAGACCAAAGAAGACAAGCTAGAGGTAAAGTTAAAAGGTCAATTCCAACGTGGGTATAGGGTGCGTTAGTACGCACTAACTGTCGCTGAAAACCCTTGCAAACACTCAATCATGCCCCTAAAGGGGGGGCTGAAAGGGTGGATTCAGTTCTCCCGAAAGGAGAAGTAGACATGTCTTAATAAAGACACATCTACTTCTCTCTTTACTAATGATCAGTGAGAAGACTCCAAAGACAAACACTCTTCCTCTTAGATCATTCTGTAAGTACTACTTCTAACTTACTCTAACTAGTACTGAATCCAGTGAGTACTTATTCTACCAATCCTTCTGAATCCCGTCACTACTTATACTACTGTTAGCTAACTTAGTAGTAGAACTTGTATATAAGAAATACTAGGTTCTTGGCCTTTTAGTGTTCACTTTGTTACACACTCTTCTTTACGTAAATACTAGTGGTTTCAGGGATAAGTGTATCACTGTAAACATTAATCCTTGACTTTCTTAATGAAACCTAGGTTTTATGAGTAGAACATATCGTAAACAACCACGTTATAATCAATTCCGTAACCCTCAAACATTTAATGAGTTAAAACAAGTGAGAGTTAGTAATGATTACTTGGATAATGAATATCCAGTATCTACTCGTAATCGTTATATCCCCACAGCTTGGGATGATATCACTGCTTCTTCCATCTACCAAAACGATCACCACACTAAATGACTTCCACCCACACTGTTCAACTGGTACACATCACTCCTAATGCTGAAGAACTCATCAGCTATATGGCACGTGTGTCTAATCCTTCTAACCAAACCAATAACGAGACAGCACCAAAGCTTATTAGGTACCTAATCAAGCATAACCATTGGTCTCCGTTTGAAATGGTTAATATGTGTGTGTCTATTGAAACTACTAGGAGTATAGCTGCACAGATCCTTAGACACCGTAGCTTTTCCTTCCAGGAGTTTAGTCAACGGTATGCAGAAGTACCTATCCCTGCAAGACTACCTGAACTCCGTAGGCAGGATGTTAAGAACCGACAAAATAGTATTGATGACTTAGATGAATCAATAAAGAAAACCTTTGAGTTTCGTATTGGACAACTCTATGGTGATGCCTATCGTATCTATAAAGACATGGTAGCATCAGGTGTAGCTAAAGAATGTGCTCGTGAAGTGCTTCCCCTAGCTACACCAACAAGGTTGTACATGAATGGAACAATTAGATCTTGGTTGCATTACTGTGATCTTCGTACCTCTAACGGTACTCAGAAAGAACACGCACTTATTGCAGCACGTATCAAAGGCATTCTCTACCAACACCTCCCTAACGTATCAAAAGCGATGTGGTCAAAGAACTTAAGCTAAATGAGTTCCAAGTACTCTATAAGACCTGGAAAACAAATGTGATCTGGTTAGATCACCTCCTTCTAGGTCTTCTAGTGTGGCTTGAACAAAAACTCATAGATAATCGGATTAAAACCGATCTTGATGCCGCAATTGAACAATACGACACCCTACTCCCACCTCCCCCATCTCCTGTCTACACAGAAACACCGTCTAAGACCTCCACAAGCCTCCCTGACATGCGTCTTACTGCTCCCTGGTATGATCCCGTTGATGACGGGCTAGAGGGGCGTTAAAGGGGGCCTTAGATTTTTGACATAATTTTGTGAAGCCTTATATCGACTGTGGTCCTCGCGAATACCCCCATATACGTACCCTAATTGCCAATAATTGCAATCTAGGACGCATACCGTATGTCCTGTGTTGTCCAATTCATAGCAGCATCAATCAGGGTTGGACAGGGTACAGGGGTGGGAAGGACTGCGATTACTGGTGTGTCCAATAGCTGCGTACCTGTGATTGGTGCAGGTACTCTGGACACAGTACTATGTGTTATTGAGAATAATTATCAGCATTGCACGTGATTAGTATAGGGTAGCTATGGCTTATTGAGAATAGTTTGCAATAAGGATAGGTAGGGATAAAGTGATCTGTCTGCCCTCCCCATTCAAATAGGACAGCGCAGCTATAACGCTCTCAGCCACCTCTACAAGGCTCTACAACAGGGCTGTGCTGTTGATTAGGTACAACGACACCAAAGGATAAGTAGAGGCACCTTAGAGGCGATTCTAAATGGATTGACCTGTGTTCACTGTATTCACACTCACGCAAACTGATACGAATACAACAGCACAATGTTAATACGACACATTAGACCAGCCACGGTTCGGATCGATAAGGACTGCTGATAGCTATACTTAGTCGTTTGGTATCAGGGCGAACTACGGGGAATCTTGATCCGGGATATCTTAGGTACATCGGTGGGGGAGGCGAGAGCCAGGCTTCACCAGCACCTTGACAACTTAATAGTTATATACTCGTCACAAGACGGAACTAGCGGAGCGAGCGATCCCGCGAGTAGTTATAGGTTGCAACCCGACCTGACTACACGAGTTTGTTACTGCCGAGCCACAGGCATTGTTAGATCATGGCACAACAATCTATTTTCTGTAGCCCTCACTTTGTGACGGTTACACTTTGTAGTTTGTTATTACACTGATGACTGTCACTATTGATCGTAAGATTGCAACTGGTTTGATTGGTCGTGCTAAGACAGGCAATGAGTTGTTGATTGTACTTGACATGATCATCGATAGCTTCACCAAATCCACTAAACCTGAACCTACCACTGAGGAGATCCCATTCTGATTACCATTAACACTAACACCACCACCATGTCTTACACCTTTGAGCAACTGCAACGTGCTGTGCAGGAATGCACCAGTTATGACCTTGTGCAACGTTTCACTGATGATGAGGATGAGTATGTGTTGATTGATCCTTATGGTGATCAGGATGGTGAGCCATTCTATGATCTCTATGATGTAGAGTCTTTCATCACCAACAATGAACAGGTAGACAACTACCTTGCTAACATTAAGGAGTATAACTAATGAAGACTTACCAACTCTTTATGGGACGTAACATTCCTAATGGTGACATTGTTACTAACAAGGAATGGCAAGAGTTCATCAATGTACTTGATACTGTCTTTGATGGTTACACTATCAGTGAAGTTGATGGTGTATGGAAAGGTGAACATGAGCGTACTGAATGTGTAACTGTATGCACTAAGTATGAAGATGATGTGATGTATGTTGCTAATAAATACAAGGACGCCTTCATGCAAGATGCAGTAGCTATTCAACAATTACCTGCTATGGAGTTTGTATGACTTACACCATTTCACGATTGACTGATGATGGTAATTGGGAGGCACTTGAATCATTCGAGACATACAGTGAGGCTGATATGAATCTCGATTGGTACTGTGATAAGTATCCCAATTCCTACGTAGATGTAGTCTCATCTCTTAACTAATTCACACTCACGGAGGCTTTACTTATGACAACCACCCAACCATTCATGTTAACTGGTAAATCTCTTGTTAATTATGTAGATGAGAAGATGGTTCTTGTTAATCGACAGGAGCTTACGCGTACTGATATGATCAAGGACGCTGGCTATGTGTATGACAATGGTAAGGCTATGTACACACAGTTTTACACCGAACTACTCAATGCAAAAGGTGTAGTACCTACTACTGACACAGACAAAGCTGATGAGGAGTATGATGACTTGAGTGAAGATGAGAAGGATCTCTATGATGCCATCACTGAAAAGCTCGGTGAGAAGTGGACACATGAGGAGACTATTGAGTTCATGGAAGAGCTTGATGACATTGGTATCACCACTGCTAGTGAGTTTGATGATGCCTTTGCTTACGAACATGATAGTTACTCCAGCTATGCTGAAAAAGAGTTTGCTGAGTATTGGTGTGTAGAGGTTATGTCTGCACAGATCCCTGACATTGTGTATGCTGCTGTAGATTGGCAAGGTGTATGGGATCATGACTTGCGTTATGAGTTCAGTTCCTTTGAGACTTGCAACGGCACCTATTTCTTCCACAACAACTGATGACTACATTCTCTCCTACCTACAAAAGTTATGTTTATGATATTGAGTATGAGCCAAAGGATTACATAGGTGCTTTAGATTGGTTCAACATTGCTCGTTGTGCTCGTGAACGTATGACTGAGTATTGTCAGGATATACATAGGTGGAGGGGTGAGCGTAGAACTTTCTACTCTTCTCTCCAAGCTATGAACATTGACACTAAGCAGTTGCTTGATTGATGACTGATGAGGAGTACATGCAACAAGTAATCAAAGAGTGGGAGCGTATTGATGATGATCCCGACTTGTTTGATGAGCTTAACTTCTTTGAACTTATTGAGGATGATGAATGACTGAATTTGTACATGACACATCAGTACCTGTTGATGTCTTTCCCGATGAGTTCTTTCCACTACTCAAGGTAATCAATTGTGCAATCAGTATGCCTGAGAAGTTTGCATTAACTGATGATGAGTTAGAGAAGATTAGGTCATTTCAGAATGACTTTACTGACACTGCATTTGAGCACGGAGTATGAAACCTAACATCCGAGCCTTACTTGATCGCTGCATTCGTGAGGGCATAGATCATGCATTCCTCAATACGGATGTAGAAA